CCTATTACTGGATTTAACGGATTTTCAGAATGTAAAGATATTACGTTTATTGCAACTGAGATGACAACTAAACCAATTATTAGTATAAACAACGCATTATTATTAACTGCACAACACGCAATAACAACACACAGTAACGCTGTAGACGCGTTTATTGCTAAATTAACAGAGTTAAAATGTAAATGTGTAATTACTGCAATAGGTCCATTTATTTCTAGTATGATTGAGTCTGGTAATATAGAAACTAATATAGTTTTAAGATTTATTGAATTTGCAACACCTAGATTTACTCAATCTGCTCGCACTAAACTGTTTTCTCCAAATGGAAACTTACGCAACGACATTTATATTGGTATTGTAGGATTATGGGAAATATGGAGTGCAATTTATAATCTTAAATTAGATATTAAACGTCAGATAGATGTCCATCAACTGTACAGTGCTGTACAACCTGTAATAAATAGTATTATAAGTCACGAAGGCTATGTATGCGGCAGCGGTATTAACAAAATAAAAATTATAAATCGGTTAGAATTTAGCCGTGCTAACTTTTCCAAATACAATGTAACTGCAGAGGAAATTGCCGCAAAAAGTAACATGCCAATGGCAACTTTTTGTTTTGGTAGAATGAATCCTCCAACAGTTGGACATAAAAGAGTTATACAACAAACAGTAGCACTTGGAAAAGAACATGCATATATTTTTGCAAGTAATAAACATGATCCTAAAAGTGACCCATTAGAGTATGACGTTAAAACTGAATTTATTAAAAAAATTCATCCGGATTATTCTAACTTTATGGTAACCGAATATGTTAGAGATCCATGGCAAGCTGCATGTTGGTTATATGATAGAGGTTATAGACACATGACATTTGTTGCAGGCAGTGATAGACTAGGTAATAGTACTAGAAGTTTAGAAACTGCACTTAACAATTGGAATAGTGGTCCATCTCGCACTTCTGATTATGCTCGCGGACCAAATGGTAGAGAACATGTAGTATTAAAATTTGTTAGTAGTGGAGATCGCACAGATGAAACTAATAACGCTAGCAGTACATTAGCACGTGAATACGCTAAAATAGGTGACAAGATTAATTTCCAACTAATAACCGGTGTAAGTGAAGATATTACAGTATGTGGTAAAACCTTATATGAAGCTACTAGGGAGGGAATGAATGTACAACGGAATGAATAATGAAACGATATACAAATGAAGATATACGGGAATTTGAGATTGCCGTAAATGAGATGCAGCATAGCCTAATCCGTGAAGGTAAACTTCGTCAAGGTGTCCGAGATGCAGTTCCCGGATTAAATGCATGGCCTGCATTAAACAATAATAACAATCCATACAACGCTTATAGATTTGGCATTGCAATGGCAGGTGCCCCTGATTTTAAAACTGATAAAAAAGGGCCAAACGGTGGGGACTTTATGACAATGTCATACACTAGTGGCGACGACGAAATATTAAACTCTGCTGCAAAACAAATGGGTGTAAAAAGTTCATCAATTGCAGCAAAAAAATCTAAAGAAACTGATGATGTTCATAAAGTTAGTCCAGTTGCTAATAAAAAACGTAACAGGTACGGTATATGAAAATTTTAGAAATCATTACCGAATCAGAAGCTGGCAATACTAATCAGAAAATTGGCAACACTAAAAAGTCCGGAAAAATGCATGACAATTTTAAGTCTTCAATAAAAGGAATGCATACATATCCTGGCAATCATACGTATTATGATATGTATAGATTTGGTGTTGATATGGCAGGCAGCCCAGATGATCATAACGAGTACGACCCGTCAAGTCCAGTTGCTAATCAATTAGTAACACTGTCATATTCTGATGCTGATCAAAAAATTATTGATAAAAGTAAAAAGAAAATGGGGTTTAACAGTAAACAGTTAACTCCAGATAATAGTACAGAACCATCTGAAACACATACCTCAAGTCCTGTAGCTAAAATAAAAAGAAATAAATATGGGGTTTAGAATGTGAAACAGTATAGAATAACATCCGAACATATACTACAAGACAGTCCCGAGGACTGTTTTCTTGCGCCCGACGATCCGATACAAGAATTGAAAATTGCACATCATTTAGGCGGACTGGGTGCAGATGCACGCCTACACGAGTATCGCGCACAACAAATACAACAACCGTTTAGTGATGAACGCGGAAAATATCAGCGTGAAAATAATATTAGACCCGGTACTCCTGCATGGTTTGAATTATGGGGTAACAAATTATGAGAATTAGAGAAATTATTTCAGAAATGGCATCAACAGGTGCAACAAGTGCGTCAAGTGTTGGAACTAACATTGCAAATTATGACCTAGGTAATAATAAAGGTAATAAAAAATATACAGGGTCACCAGGTAAAAGTGGTACACATGTAAACCAAGTTAAAACAGTATCAATAAAAAATAAAAACGGTACTGTAAAGAACGCACTAGATATAAAAGGAAAAAAAGGTAATTTATTTGGCACAGTTGTAGGTGAAGGCGGAGACTTATTTACCGGCGGAACTATCAAAAGAGGCTAAATATACAATAACGGAGTTTACCATGACACAAAGAAAAAAACTTTCAGAATTTGCAGAACTCGAGCTAGAGTTACCAAAGATTGATTTACCATCACCAGAATTAGATATTTCATCAGGCGAATTACAACATGACACTCATGATATGAACGCAGACGACGAAGGTGCAATGGTTAAAGCTGATTTATATAAATTAGCAAAATATAGCGTTAAATTATTTAAGAAAATTGAAGACGAAGATCAGTTCGAATCTTGGGTTCAAGCTAAAATTACCAAAGCTGCAGATTATATTTCTTCAGTTTACCATTATTTAGAATACGAAATGAAGTTCAGCGAATACGGCGATAAGATAGAGAATAGTGATATGTACTCAGAAAGTCAAAAAAGACAAATGAAAAATGCGTTAATGGAAGCAAAGAAAACTCTTGCTGCCCTTAAAATTGATCAAGCTGATAAACTTGACAAAACTAAAACAGTTAAAGAAGGTGTGTCTCACACATGCGGTGAATGCGGCGGAACTGGTATGGTTGAAAAAGCACTTCCAGAAAAAACTAAAACCTTAGTAAACAAACACAGAATTTTACGTAACTTTGTTCAATCAAAAATTGATTCAGATGGCGATAGTATCCCAGATGATGAAGAATTGCCAGGTCACAAATTTACACCAGATGTAGCTCCAGGCAAATCAAAATCTAAAAAATCTTCACCATTTGAAAAAAAAAATAATGACGAAAAAGACGATGTAACATCTAAAAAACCTGCTAAAAAATCATCACCGTTTGATAAAAAAGATGATTCTGAAAAAGATGATTCTAAAAAAGATGATAGCAAAGGTAGTAACCCGTTTGCTAAAAAATCATCTCCTAAAAAAGACAGCGGTGATGATTCTAAATCAAAAAAATCAGCTCCTAAAAAAGAAAAAGATGATTCTAAAACAGAAGGTATTTACGGTGGATCAGTATACGGCGAATCTGTAACTCCTGTTAAAAAAACAAGTGGCGTAGCTGACAAAAAAAGCAACAATCCTTTTGCTAAAAAAGATGATAAAAAAGACGGTGGTAAAGAATTTGGCAAAGCATTAGAAAAAGCCAGAGCAGATATTAACGAATCTTCTAAAAAAGCTAAAAAAGATTATGACAAAGATGGCAAAATTGAAACCGGTGAAGAAGAACACAAAGGTGCAGTTGATAATGCTATTAAAGCATCTAAAGAAAAAGATTGTAAGAACGAGTCTGCAGAATTTAATGCAATTATGAGAAACAGTGGCTTAAATGAATTCAAAGACGATATGGGTTACGATATTTCACCTGAAGAATATGCAGCTCAAGAAAAGCAAAACGCAAAATGGGCACCTTCATCGCAAGAGCCGATGCCAAAAGGCGGAAAAGCATTAACACCTGCACAACTAAAAGCTGCTGCAATAACTCATCCATTTGTATTTGGTCCTGAAGCTGACAAACGCATGAATGCAATGTTACAAAAGCTTGATGATCAAGCTAACAAACGGGATGACGAAGATCATGCTAGATGGTCAAAACAACTTGATCAATCTGCCGATCGGTGGCAACAACAGCTAGACACTAAATATGCAGCAGACCAAGCAGCAGAACAAGATGCAGCTGCAAAAAGAGCATACTACTCAACACACCCTGATGAATTAGCTAATACCATTTCAGCTCAACAACAAGGTCAAGATATGATGAACAATCCGCAAATTGCAGTTGATCGTGCGCAAGCTGCTCGTACACAGGCAGATCACCAACGTTATTTAGATCAACAAAATCAAGGATGGTTCCAAGAATCAACTGAATTAGATCGTTTAAAAATGATTACAGAAAGAGTTATTAAGTAATGGATATGAAACAAATTCTACAGGCGATGGATTCAGTTAAAACATCTGCTCCTATAGAAAATGCAGACGACATGAAGAAATTCATGTCGATTGTTACAGAAGGGTCAAATCCGCATAAAGTTGCATTGCCTGTACAAATGGCAATGCAGCATTATGCTGTACCTACTGAAGAAACACCTGTTGAACAAAAACCAGTTAGAACATCGTTACTTAAACAATATATGGCAGAAGCATCTGCAGAAAAAGAAGCAGTACAATACAATAAAGCGTTAGACCTTAAAATGTATGCTCAAAAAATTGCATATAAAGTAATGGGCGAAAATGCAATCCCTGGACACTCTCCTGGTTTTACAGGCGGAGTTGGTCCCGGAATGGAAGTGCAACCGTACGAATCTGCAGAAAATCCACAAGATGTTGTTACAATGGACATCCCACTACTTATTCGGTTGCTTGAATATTCTAGAGAAGATGCAAAAACAGATATGGATTTACACAATGTCACTGAAATGCTAATTAAGTTAAGTACAACAGGAAACGTACTATCTATGGCCCATTACGATCGTATTGTAAATAATCAGAGGACTAATAATGAACTTTAGAGATTTAATGACTACGCTAGAGCAGATTGATAAACCGATCTTATCAGAAGCGTTAACCCTTTCGGCAATTATTGCGTTAACATCAGGTTACGAACAAGACGATAAAGTTCGTATTCCTAAGTTAGCAGATCTTGCTAAACAAAACAACCTTGAAGGATTAGTTGATCCGGTTACTGGAAAATACGTATCTAACGAAGGCGACGAGGATGACGAAGTACCATTTGAGATTGCTGAAAAATTATCAGCAGCAGGGTTACTTCCAACAAATGCAAAACTTCCACAAGCTGGTTGGTTTGATAACAATCGGGTATTTGATACAGCTAACAAAAATTTGTTAAGTCAAAGTTCAAGCGTTGCAGACCGCCATGAACTTATAATGGCAAAGTTACAATTACTTCGAGACCTTGCTAAACAAATAGTAGCGTTTCGTGATAAACGTGCTACTACAAAAATGCAAGATATGATTGGCGAAAAACCAATATTACCGTCAAATGCACCATCACCTGAATTAGCAAGACTAACTCCTACTTTTCCATCTCAAACAATGGCAGGTATAAATGAGTCAGCTGGACTAGCAGATGCACTCATGGAGTCTTTTGAATACTTATATGAAGATTTAAAAGATCAAGAATGGTCATTTCGTCGTCCAGAAGTAGCCCAATCGTCACTACCTGCAGATGAATTCTACCGGTCTCGCCGTAATCCAGAATTAAGAAATTCTGCTAATACTGCAATAAGTGATTTACGTCAACCTACTACTAAATCGTTGCCAGGTGGCGAATATAATGCATCAAATATAGATAAACCAACGTCATCATCAAGTGTTTCAGATACTGCTGCTCCTAAAACAGCACCTAAATCAGGGGTAATGGATGTAAATAAATTTGGTAACCAAGCTGATAGAGACTTTGGAAAACTTAAAGGTATTCCACTTGCTAAAGAATTAGGTAGTAGGTTTGTTAAAAAAGAAGCAAATAGGATTGTACCAATCTTAGGAACTGCATGGGGGCTAGCCGACGGCGCAAGACGATTCTCACAAGGTGATTATACTGGGGTAGGACTTGATGCAGCATCGGCTATTGCGTCAAATATCCCCCATCCTGCTGCACAAATTGGTGCAGCAGGATTAGATGCATATAACATCTATCGAGATTACGACGCTGCTAAAACAGCAGATGAAGAAGATGCAGCTGCTAAAGAAGCACCGGCAGTAGAACCTAATAAAGAAGCACCGGCAGTAGAACCTAATAAAGAAGCACCGGCAGTAGAACCAACTAAAGAAACTCCACCAGTTAAATCTACACGCAATGATCCTGTTACTAGTACTAAAAACTTTCAAACATACTTAAAATCGTTAGGTGCTAATTTAGGAAAAACTGGTCCAAATCGAGACGGAATTGACGGAGTAGTTGGACCACTAACTAAAGCTGCAATTGCAAAATACATTTTAAATGGAAGATGATATCATGAAATCAAAAACAGTAGCGGAATCAATTGCAGAATTAAGAGATCGATTAACATCAATCGACTGTACTCCTGCTAATACAACCTTAAATGAAAGTGCCCAATCGTTAAATAGTTTGCAAGAACACATGCAACAAGTTGAACAAGACTATCTATTTGAAAAAGGTTCACCCGGCCACAAAGGATCAATTGGCAACTGGATATATAATGCTAAACGAGGATTGTATGGGGAGAAAACCGCTAAACCCGGACTTGAGAAAATTCCCGGAACTGACAATTATGGCGCTACTGGCCCGTTAACAAAAGGCGACAAAGGTGCTTGGGAAGTTGGTAAAGGTATTCGTCGAAGCGTTGGTGGCGGCATTGTAGGAGCCGGGTTAGGCGGTGCTGCAAGCCTAGATCATAAACTCACTACTGGCAACTGGCTACCTGGCGGTAACACAAATGATACAACAGATGGTAAAATAAATGGCCAACTAGATGGCGGAGATCCAAAACCGCGCACTAATCCTAACTATGATGAAAAAACTGCACACTTACAACAATGGTTACTTGATCAAGGTGCTGACTTAGGCACTACTGGTCCTAACGGTGACGGCGTAGACGGTGTTATGGGAGAGAAAACTAGACAAGCTGCAAAAGATCATCATGTTGCTGGGTACGAAGACTCAACTCCACCAGTAACTCAAAACGCGCCACCAGTAACTCAAAACGCGCCACCTGTTACTCAAAACGCGCCACCTGTTACTCAAAACGCGCCACCTGCAGGTAACAGTAATGCCGAGTTTCAATCTATTGTAGATAAATTTGAAAAAACTTTTAGAGAACTTGAAGGTTTGACAAAAGGCGACCCAGAAGCACAACGTGAATTAGAACAAATTAGACGTAGTGCAGGATATTAACAATACGCTATTCTAAAAAAGGCAGCGTGTCTGCCTTTTTTTACCTTCATTTTACCAAGTCAGTTGACACACTGAACAAACGAATATATAATATATACATATTAACACAAAGGAGAAGCACTAATGAGTAGAGCATATGGTCCAGAAGAAAAAGCTAAACTTGAAAAATTAATTACTGAAGGTTCTTTAGTTTTAAGAGAAGTTGAAGACTTACAAGCCGGTTTAAAAGATACTGTAAAAGCAGTAGCAGAAGAATTGCAAGTTAAACCTGCAGTTATAAATAAGGCTATCAAGATAGCACATAAAGGTAATTGGCAAGATCATAATGAAGATTGGGAAGAAGTTGAAGCAATCTTAGACATTACAAAACGCATTTAATAAGTAGTTTATTGAGAACGGCAGGCAGGCCATAAGCTGCAAAATGGTATTTGTGAGCCACAAGTCACATAAACTGAGATACAATATGGAAGAATTTAAAATCTGTACGGAATGTATTCGTCCGGAGATATGTTTATCAAGATGTGAATGTAGTATCATTGTTAATAGCGAAGAAGCTGTTGCAAGATTACGTGACGAAGAATCATTCATGTCATGGATTAACGAACACGCAACTAATCGCGATAGAGGTGAAGCATGAGTTATGTAGATGCTTACTTTGATCGTGATAACGATGTTATTAAAATTGTAGAAAGAAATTCAAAAGGTGAACGGGAATACAAAGATATTGCCGTTAAACACACATTATATTATACAGACCCGAAAGGGAAATATCAATCAATTTACGGAGACCCCGTATCAAAAGTAATTTGTAACAATACAAAAGAGTTCCGCAAAGAACTTTCAATACACGGTAATAAAAAGCTGTTTGAAGCAGATATTAATCCAATTTTTAAATGCTTATCAGATAACTATCTTAATCACGACGCGCCTAAATTAAATATTGCGTTTTATGATATTGAGGTTGATTTCGATCCAGAACGCGGGTATGCATCACCCGATGATGCGTTTATGCCTATTACTGCTATTGCAGTGTATTTACAATGGTTAGATACTCTTATTTGTTTAGCAATACCTCCAAAGACATTAACTATGGATCAAGCTAAAGAACAAATTAGAGATATTCCAAATACTATTCTTTTTAACACAGAAGCAGAGATGTTAGATACATTTTTAACACTGCTTGAAGATGCTGATATTATTAGCGGCTGGAATAGTGAAGGATTTGATATACCATACACTGTAAATCGTGTTACAAAAGTTCTATCAAAAGATGATACACGCAGATTTTGCTTGTTTAATCAATTACCAAAAAGACGTGAATATGAAAAGTACGGCAAAGCTGCAGTAACATACGACTTTGTAGGACGTGTGCATTTAGATAGTTTACAATTATATCAAAAGTACACATATGAAGAAAGACATAGTTTTAGACTTGATGCTATTGCTGAATATGAGTTAGGTGATCGTAAAACACAGTACGAAGGTACGCTTGATCAGTTATACAACAATGACTTTAGAACGTTTATTGAGTACAACCGTCAAGATACTATGCTATTACACAGACTTGATACAAAATTAAAGTTTATTGACCTAGCTAATACACTTGCACACGAGAACACTGTATTACTACAAACTACTATGGGTGCGGTTGCTGTAACAGAACAAGCAATTATTAACGAATCACATCACAGAGGGTTTGTTGTACCTAACAGAAAAGGTAAAGCAGAACCAATTCAAGCTGCAGGCGCGTATGTTGCGTATCCTAAAGAAGGAATTCATGACTGGATTGGCTCGCTAGATATTAACTCTCTGTATCCAAGTGCCATTAGAGCATTAAATATGGGTCCGGAGACTATTGTAGGACAACTAAGACCAATCGTAACTGACGAATACATAGGCTTACAACTAGCTAAAGGTAAATCGTTTGCTTCTGCATGGGAAGGTTTGTTCGGTACACTTGAATATACGTCTGTTATGAATGAAGAAATAGGTACTGATATTACAATTGACTGGGAAAATGGCGATACTGATATATTAAGTGCTGCTGAAGTATACAGATTGATATTTGAAAGTAATCAGCCATGGGTTATGTCAGCTAATGGAACTATCTTTTCATATGAAACAGAAGGTATTATTCCTGGATTACTAAAGCGATGGTATGCAGAACGTAAGGATATGCAGAAAAAGCTAAAAGAAGCTATTAATGCAGGTAATAAGATTGAAGAAGAATACTGGGATAAACGTCAGCTGGTTAAGAAGATTAACCTAAATAGTTTATATGGTGCTATTCTTAATCCTGGATGTAGGTTCTTTGATAAACGTATTGGGCAATCAACTACGTTAACTGGTAGACAAATTGCTAAACACATGGCAGCTAAAGTAAATGAGATTATAACCGGCGAATACAATCACACAGGTAAGTCTATTATTTACGGTGACACTGACTCTTGTTACTTTTCAGCGTATCCTACACTTAAACGTGAAATAGATAATGGTAGTTTACCATGGTCTAAGGAAACTGTTGTTCAATTATATGATCAAATTAGTGATCAAGTTAATGGTACATTTCAACAGTTCATGCTTGATGCATTTCATTGCCCTAAATCGCGTGGTGAAGTAATTAAAGCTGGTCGTGAGATTGTTGGTAGTAAGAGCTTATTCATTACTAAAAAACGTTATGCAGTACTAGTATACGATAAGGAAGGTAAACGTAAGGATACACTTGGTAAAAACGGTGAAATTAAAGCTATGGGCTTAGACTTAAAGCGTAGTGATACACCT